TCCCCAGCGGCGTCCCCAGCGTCCCCAGCGGCGTCCCTAGCGGCGGCCCAAGCGGCGTCCCCAGCGGCGGCCCCAGCGTCCCCAGCGGCGGCCCTAGCGGCGGCCCTAGCGGCGGCCCAAGCGGCGTCCCCAGCGGCGGCCCCAGCGTCCCCAGCGGCGGCCCTAGCGGCGGCCCAAGCGGCGTCCCCAGCGGCGTCCCCAGCGGCGGCCCCAGCGGCGTCCCCAGCGGCGTCCCAAGCGGCGGCCCTCTCTTCTGTTGTCGCGCTCCCCTCCGCAAAACTTTCAGCTACTTCAACGGCTTTGCGGCTTCGCTCGTCGGTGAGCAAAGCCCACACCACGCGCCCATCAGCCAGCGGCGTTTTCCGTACACACGCACAGGCATACAGCCTCAGCTTGCGGTCGTCGTTAAAGCCGATATTCCGTAACGCCCACAACATCCAGTCAGAGCGCTGGCAGTTTTCCCACGCCTCGCGGAATGATGGCTGATCTTTCATCCATGTAAACGCCTCACCGCAAGGGTCGAGGCGTTTCAGCAACGTTATTTCTTTTTTATTCATTTTGCACCTTCCTTCACCGCGCCCGTTAGGTACGCTTTCTTTGCCGTGGCCTTCCAGCCCTTGTTCACCGCTTCAAATTCGTTGACAGCGCGTGTTTTCGCTTCAGCCATTTTGCGGCCTGATTGCGTCGGCCAGGTGGTAGAGTAGCGTTCATCGGAGGGGGAAATGGCCGATATTTCGACAGACCAGTGGTAAAGCTTCATTTCCCGCCCTCCAGCTTGTTGATCTTTTCCACGTTTTCCTCGTTCGGCGACCTTACCCCTTGGCACCACGAAGCCGCCGTACTGAGTGATACGCCGACAGCCTGCGCAAATTCGCGCTGAGTCATGCCCAGCTTTGCGATAATGGCGCGTACTTTGTTTTGATCCATGGTTTCCTCCATGGGTATATAATACATACATACATATTTACTGTCAATGGGGAAAGTGGGGAAACGTGACGATTTTTTAATTATAAAGTATTTGTGTCGTGCTGAAAAATACCGCCGTAGGTCTTAAAAAGATGACGGCGGTTTATTGGTCGGGGTGAGTTATAGCCCTAGCTCCTGCGGAATGGCGATGGATCGCGGCTCGTCAAATAGACGCGGCTGGCGGTAGGCTATCTCGATGCGCTCAAGGGCCAGGGCCCGGTACTGCGTCTGCGTTGCCCAGAACAGCGTGAAATAGCCCTGCGTCTCGCGGAGGGCGGAGAGTACGGCGGCTTCCTGGTCGAGGGGAGTCATAGCTTGGCCTCTGCAAAAAGCCCTCTATCGATTCCCTTCATCCATAAGACTTCAATTCGCGGCCGCGCTCCATCCGCAAGTGCTTCCCTTTCTACCCTGTCCCATCCTGCGTACAGAAATTCATAAAGCGGTGATGGGTAGCCGGATACAATCACGGATCCTTCAAGACCTTCCAAGAAAGACGCCAATTCTTCATGTTGTTCTTTTGTCATTTCATAGCGATAATCTTTTCCGGCGTTGCGTGTTTCCGGTAGGTAAGGAGGATCTACATAGTGCAAAGTTTGCGGGGTGTCATGTGCGGCCATCACCTCTAAGGCGTTGCGGTTTTCAATCACTACACCCTGAAGCCTTTCAATTATGGCGACAAACTCTTCAGGGTAATGTTTCCAATCGTGCGCTGGCGTTGTGCCTGATCTGTTTGAATTTGACCTAAATCCAGTCGCTTGATTGTGGGAATTTGAACCAAATCCCATAAACGAACGAACTACCGTGCGCCGTGCTTGCTCTATAGGGTTTTCGCAAAATTCATAGCTAAGCTCAAAATCATTCCTTGAAAACGGCGTAAGTTCAAGAATGTCCCTAAGTTTTTCGCCGGAGTCCCTCGCTACTCTAAACAGATTTACAATTTCGCCGTCAAGATCGTTGTATACCTCGGCATAGCTTCGGGGCTTGCGAAGCAACACGGATCCGCCGCCGCCATACGGTTCGACATAGACCTTGTGCGCGGGAAAGTATGAAATAATCCACGGCGCTAGTATCCATTTCCCGCCGTGATAGCGAACGATTGGACGAGTCGGAGTCATCCTGCCCTCGCGTAGTGCAAGGCCATTTTCTTAACCGGCCTTTTTCTCTCCCGAAACAGCGCCTTATGTTCAGGGTGCTTTTCCTTGTACAGGTCACCGTAAAACCTTGTATACGAATTATTTAAACCTCCCATGCGGGAAAAGAACGGACGCATCTCTGCGAATATATCGCGTGGGGAAATGTACTTCCTCCCCTGGTAAATGTGCGCTCTTACGGTTCGCTCAAAAACTTCGTACACAATGGGATGCGCTTTATGGTACGCGGCGAACTGCTGCGCGAGAGTGTCCATAGCTGGCGTGTCAACCAAGGGCAGTTCAGGTTCATATAGTTCGATCACCAGTGTTCTCCTTTGTCTTGATGCAAGCCCATCGTCTGCGGTTTGCGGAGCAAGGCGTGCGGTTCATTGCGTGGCGATTTTTCGGCTTTCGCCTTTTGTTCTTTCAAGATCAAATATTTGCGGCCAGCATAAACGAACGGCTTTCCGCTTTTCATTTTGAAATAAGCGGCGTCATAGTCTTTACGGCTTGTCTTTTCGCTTATGCCGATGGTGGCGAGGAAGTCCGATAGCGTGTCATAGTTTTCGCCATCGACGACGACAGGACGGCGCTTCATTTGTTCCCGCCCTGAATTCGGCACAACCAGCATTGATAATGCCCATCGATAGGCTTGCAGGCCGCGCATTTTTCCTGCTGGCGTGAACTTGTCTCGTCGCACGGTGTCGGGTAGTTAAACCAGTCGTTGACGCGAGTGAACATTTTGACGATGCCGCGAAGTATCTTTACCATAGCCGCCCCCTTGCAAAAATATACCGGGGAGCGTGGTATTACTCCCCGGCGTGCGATTCAGAACCCTGTAAAGATCTTGGCTTGCCGAATGGCTACCGTTACAGATTGTACAACAATAAACTTTCCACGCTACGACTTGCCCCGCCCCAAGGCAGGTATATGGGTGGCGTGAGTCGAACACGCATTTACCGATTGGCCTTGCGGCCTCACCCATCCCAACTTCCCTAACGGTTATGGGTCAACCGAAAGTGCTAAGGCCATGTCCGGCCCCGGAACGTATGGCGTCTTACCGCTTCACCGGGGTTAATCTGGCAGGATGCGCGGGCCTTAACCTCGCCCTGCAATTCGGTGACAGTCTCGATGCAGTCGGGAAGTAAATTGTCCTCATGCCCGATTCTGTCTATGGTGATAAGGGGAATGAAAAAGGCGATTGCCAGAATCAAAGCGCCCTCCTTGTTTCTTTTTGGATTGCCCGCCAACCGCGCAAATTGAACAACGTAGCGGTTTTCATTCGTTATCCGTCACAACGGACGTCTTGCCCTTCTTCGACGCGCTGGCGAGGTCGCGGCCCATAAGCTGAATGGTCGCAAGGCGCTGATACTCGGAGAGCGCGGAAGGCACGTCGCCAAGGCGGGAAATGGCACACGCCTTGATGTCGGCGAGCGTAGTGGCGTCGTAGGATGATTTTACGGTGTGCCTCATTTGAAAATCTCTTGCATAAGGGCGTAGGTTTTTGGTGCGCTTTTTTCACAGTCGCGATCATCGAGCCATCCGGGAACTTCGGCCATAAAACAGGCTTCAAGCTCGTCCCATCGGTCGATAAGTTTTGCCCATTCTCCGGAAACATTTTCCATTTCATGAAGGCGGGGGCGAATCTCGGGAACGGCGCGAATAAGTTTCAAACAACGGCAAAAATCAGCAGGGTCGTGTGGTCTGCTTGGTCCGTGTTTCCCTATCATTACCTTAGCGATAGCTTCTGAACTCGCCCCGACTTCACCCGTGCAAAACCAATCAAGAATCTTGTCATTTATGTCGCTCATACCACCTCCCTTCTTATCGCTTCGATTAAATCTTCAACCCGGTAAGCAAGCACAAAAAGCCCGCCTTGCCGAATAATCTCGCGCTGAAATTCAACTTGCTCCGGCGTCATCTTTCCCTTCCCCGCCTTGCACTCAATGGCAAGAAAACGACCACCGGGGAGGCAGGCGACAATATCGGACGAGCCAACAGATCCATAGGACACGCCACCACGCCGCCCTGTGTTATTGCGAATGTAGGGAATTTACCATAACCTCAATACGTCGATGCAAGCCTTTACGACTTCACCCTCTGGCATCATACGCTAATGCCCCTTGGTACATATGGCGTATGCTGAATCTCCCCCGCTTTCGCAAGCCGCTGAACGATCTGAAACGCGTTATGTCGGGAGCATCCGAACTGTCGGGCAATCTCGCTTAAGGTGGGAGATTGCGGCTGTGCCTTGATAAAATCAAGGACTTGTTTTTGTCGGTCGGTAATCATAGAAGAAGTATATTATCAGTTAACGTATACTGTCAAGCATAAAAAGACGAATTATTTAAAAAAAGAAGCTCGGATCGTGAGGAGGAGGCACGTCCGGGCTTACTACGATCCGCGTAGTACGGTGGGGCGAATGGTTACACTGAGGGGTCGGGCGCGACGAACACGATGCCGAGGACGCTACACACGGCCCCGACGATCTGCACGCCGACGATTACCCATTCAGGGGTCGCTGTAGTGACGAGGAGAACCACGCCGACGACAGCGGTCACGATTCCAGTAACGATAAGGCCAACGCCTTTCTTTTTTCTCGGTGTCATAAATTGCCTCCAAAATATGATAGCAAGGCATACGCCCTGTCATTTTACAATAGTGTCAACGCTCGCCGCCCATGCCTCCCATTTCTGGACAAGGGCTTCGTAGTAAAGCAGTATCTCGGCCATTGTCGCGCCCTCAGCGATAATCTCGCGGTGTGGTTTTTCGGGAAGCGTAACCTCAATGGGTTTTACCGTTGCGCAACCGAGCGTTATTGCCAGCAACAATATCAGCGACAACTTCATCAGCTTTGCCCGCTTCAATCTTTGCCTCCTGTTCTTTCTTCCACGCGGCGATAGTTTCATTATCAATAGCATTTTGCTTCAACGCCGCGACGTTTGCAAGTAGTTTCATTTTGTCGGCGGTGAGGTCGGAGAGTGCCTGCCGTGTCGAACGGCGATCCATGATAAGAAACACGATGACGCCGAGTAGGGCGACGATGGCAATGATGAAATAAAGCGTCATAGTTGCGCCTTCGGTTTCACCACGCTTTCAAGCACGCCGACGCCCAAAAGCCCAGCGCCGACAATGACAAGCGTTTTCCCCGCGTCAAGCGCCGTTGCTGGATCTTTGACCACGATAAATATAGCCGCTACGCCTATACCCATAAGCAGTATGCCGCCTGCGCTGATAAGGATAGCGCCAAAGGTACGCTTTGACGATTGCACGCCGGGAGATTCTTCGAGTAGCTTTGTCATTTTATCCTCCTGATCAAAATATTTGCAATAAAACGGAAAAACAACCGTTTATTGCGGTTCATCTTAGCCCCCAATCACGAAGTCTAAAAAAGTAAACGCGGAACCTGTGTGGTAATTTGTACCCGGACGTAGTAAGCCAACAATGAAACCGACCGCCCTTAAAAAGTGGCAATAATTTCCACCCAATAATTGACGGAATATATCGAATATATTTAATTATGCTATATTTTATACCAACCTCCTAAATATTCGCTTGAATACGCATTTACCGCGTAGCCGCGTCTGTGATTCGCCCAGCGTGTCGATCAGCACGCCGTCGCGGCGAAGCATGAAATGCTGATACTTCCATAGCCATTCTTCAACGCACACCTCAGCGTTTTTTGGCTCGTAGTCGGCGGGACACTTTTCATATTCCCATGTTCCACCGGCGACCAACGCCATAAATTCAACATGGTGATAAACCAAAAATTCAGCGTCAAGGTAGCCAAGGCGTTGCCCTTCGTTGAGAAAATACACCGCCGTTTCGTCAGAACATCCTGGCCTACCGCCTTCGATGATACTTAGGGCGAAGCAGGCATTTTCCCCAACTTCTGAGAACCACGATTGCACGGCTTTTTTCATTTTCCGCTCACATCGCCCACGGCCTCAGCGTGAAGAAACTCGTGGGCAATTTCGTTTGCGGTTTCAAGATGTTTCCCGCCAAGCGTGTTTTTATCCACGGCTTTCATGATATTGCCGTTTATTTTTCCGTCTTGAATAACGTTTAGAATAGTTTCGTTGACGCCAAGGATTGCGGCAAGGCAAAGCCCTTGTTTTTCAAGAACCTGAAAAATAGCGTACTCACCACGGCGCAACTGGCCGACATTGTTGGGTAAGCTGATACGGTGGCGAAGGTTGGCTATTGCCCAAATAATGAATGCGGCAAATAGTGTACTGCCTCCGCCAATCAAAATTCCTTTGATGCTTTCGCTCATACAAACCTCTTTTGCTCTACATTTTTATAGTAATTTTAAACATATCACGGCGGCGCTTTATTGGGTTGTAGATGATCGCCCCGAGCGTGATCGGGATAACGGAGGCGAGAACAATCTGAATCACGTCATAGCCTAGCATACTCTCCCCTTACTTTTTATTTTCCCACTCCGGCATACTGTCTCCGATGGCCTCGCGGCCTACGCTTCGACCTTCGGCACTATGCCAAGCTGTGCGTTGATCGCCGCCCAAATTTCCGGGCAGTACTCCGGGCAGGCGTGATAAGGCGATCCGTCTTTCAGGATGGTAAACGTCCCATCTTCCCGATACGCGAGAATCACATAGCCGCCAATTTCGTTTGATTCGTCCATCATGATTTCCTCTGGCATCTCATTCTGAGATTGGCCGATGCCGTGCCAGTAATCGCCGCGCCGCCTGCCGCTTCTCCTGCCATTGCGCCGTTGTATAGTTTCCCGTATTCAGTGACTTCCCACACCCATGTGCCACCAGAAGGGAGCGTTACCTGTGCGCCTGAAAGACAATCAGCGTAGAAAACATTGCCGAGTATGTTTGTCGATGTGCGGTTGATTCTTGCACCTACCGAAGCGCCGGGGCCGAGAGCGGCGTCAAGTTGGGTCTTTGCCTTGGCGCCCCAATCGTCCACACCGCCCGCGAGGGTAGTCGTGCCGCCTGCGGGATTGACCGCTGTATGGTTCGTTCCGGATTCGCAAGCAACGGTGATCTGGTTGCCAAGGATTCCGGGGGTCTTTGCTGTGAGCGTCATTACCGCGCCAACAACCGCAGAGGACACAAGAGGGTGAACCGCCGCCGCCCAATACTTCGTGCCGTTATTTGTGCGGGCGACTTCCGAGATGGCAAGGGATTCGTTGGCAAGGTCTTCTTCTTTTGTCGCACCCTTTAATACCTCACCCTCAACGCCCGGGGAAGCCGTAAGCGCCGCGACAAGGGTGTACTTTTTGCCGCCTATCGTATCACCCTTGGTTGCTGTTGCTACATCGCTGGCTGTGATCGTCGCCGTTGCCGCAACTGGCACGCCTGCCGTGTCGCCAAGCTGGTTGTCAACACGGGCCGCTTCCTCGGACAGGGAACCGGGGAGGTATACAGCATTAGTCGGCGTATAAATGCCCAAATCTACTAGTTCAAGTACTTTGCCCAACTGATCGGCATTGCTCGCAAACCTCAAACCAATGTCAAACGTTGTTTGGTAGGTCTGTCGTATTATGCCGATGGCATATATATACCCGCCCATCCTGACTATCGATAAGTTATCCCAGCCACCGCCAGCGCTATCGAGAAATACAACATATGTAGCAGTAGGTGCGTCAACTATTTTTGCCCATACTATGTGTGGGCCCCCGACGATTGTACGCCTAACAAATAAAGATGTAGCGCTGCCCGCGCCCGTGGTTCGCAAATTCCCAGAAGCCGCTGTTGGCGCACTGCCATTCGGAGCCGTCCAGCCAGTAGTCGTCCATCCTCCGGCCAATGTTTGATACACCGCCGTCGCCCCATCGGGCATCCGGGTGCGTTTGGTGAGGAAGAAAGCAGCAAGGGCTGTGGCGTCTTTGAGCGATTTAACCGTGGGGAAAAGCACGTCGCTTGTGCCGGTGACGAGGTTCGCGGCAGTCGCCTTGAATGCGGCGATGAGTGCGGCCTTGAAGTTAGCCCACGTGATCTTTTTACTCGCCACGCCTACGGTGTCCGCGTAGTGCAATACGTCCGCATCTACCGGGGTGTCTTTTGCGGTGAGGCCGATTATCCACGCGTAGAGTTTGCCGGAAATATACGTAAACCAGTTCGCGGCGGTCGCGTATTTCGTAGAGCTGTCGGTTGAATCGGACAGCGATGTTTTATCCGCGTCAACAATCGTGGCTTTATTCGTCCCGCCCGCGATCAAAGCGCCCAAAGCCGTCCAAATTTTCGCCTTGATATTTGCCCATGTCGTTGTTTTCGTTACGTTCGACGCTTCGGTGTCAACGATAGCGATTTTATCAGCATCGGCTAGCGCGTCTTTATTGGTAGCGGCGTTAATTTTTGCTTGTATCCACGTCCAGATATTCGCAAACGTCCAGCGCGTTACAACGTTCGACGCGGCAGAGTCAATTCCGGCGAGAGAATCGGCGTCTATCGGCGTGGTTTTCGGCGTTGCTCCAAAGATTTTGGCTTGAATCCATGTCCATATGCTTGCAAAGCTAAACTTTGTAAGTACGTTTGACGCGGCGGAATTGATACCTCCCAATGTGTCGGCATCGATAGGCGTAGTTTTTTCGGCTACGCCATGTATAGCCGCGCCAACATTGTCGGAATCCGTCACATCGGCACCGTCTTCAATATTAAGCGCGGCGCGCTGTGCGGCGGCGGTGGCGGCTTGGGTCAGTGTTCGTCCTGGGTCGGTTTCAAGGTCAAGAATATCGGCACAGGCTTTTATCCCCGCTTCCCCATGGTTTAAGTCTGTCGCCATGCCAGCGGGAAGGACTTTGGTACTCCAATTTTTTTCAACATATCCTATGTCAGTGGGCATTTTCAGCTCCTTTCGGTTCTTTTTTAACCGGATTCGCTTTGGCTATTTCAAGCAATTTTTCGCTTTCCTGCAAGGCTCCGTCAATGACGGCAATGCCTTGTTTTTCTTTTGCAAGCCTATTTTCAAGCTGAAATATACTGTAAGTGAACTGTTCGCGCTTCGTTTTGAGCGTTGCTATTTCGTGTTCTATGATTTTTGCGTCAAGCATCAGTCTTTTTTTCACGTTCCCCCCCCTATACTATTGCCGTTATGATACCATTCTTAACCGTAAGCGTACCAGAAGTAAAGGTACCACTCACGCCCGCTGAACCATCATTCGCCACAAACGAAGCGGCTTTTATTTTTGAATTGCAGTTTATTCCGTATCCTGTCCCCGCGTTATTTATCTGCAAAACATCGCCTGAGTCTGTTGCGTTCAGCAATTCAAAAAGCACAAGGTCGGCAGTCTGTGCGTAGTTTGCCGCGTTTCTTGCGATAATCGCCTGGGGGACTCCCGTTGAATCGACGACAACCCGAAGGCCGGGAATTGTTTCAGCGCCGTTTATAAGTATGTCGAGGCGAGCGGTCGGCGTTGCGTCGTTCAGCCCAAGGCATCCGTTCGCGCCGTCAAGCGTCATGTGAATTACTTCGGTAAGCGTTGCGCCGACAAGGGCATTCGTAACCCACATCCAACGGGAACGAACGGTTCCGGTAAAGTTTGAAAGCACATCAACGGCGCGCAGATCGTCGTCGTAATTTAGATATGAAAGGTCTCGTACATGGTCTTCGCCAAAAATATCGCTGTTTAGGTGGAGAGAAAGCGTTGCTTCAAGCTCAGCGCCAGCGTTGGGAGAACGTATCTCGAAGATGGTAAATTCTTTCGTAGCGTCGGTATTTCTCAGCGTAACGATTTCGTCAGTCGTGGAAGGAATATCATGCGGCCATAGTTCATAATCGCCAAGAATGCTGGAAAGCATGGTTTCCCACGAAACGCGGTAGGTTCCCGATGCGTCCGTAACAGGGAAATAAAGGCTATCAGCCATTGCTAAAATTTCCGTGAGGCTTATTATTTTCACACCATTTTCAACCATGGTTTACTCCGTTAAAAGCATCATGCCGTCATCGTCGGTAAGGTAGAAAAGCTCTCCCGCCGATTCCGTAAGCAACGATACCGTGTCCGTCACATCTTCAATAAGCGCCAAGGTCACATCATTGGTTTCGGTTGATATGTCGGGATTTATGCCAAGGATAATCGCCCGCCATACGCCTACCCAGCGCCTTGACCCTATGATTGTCGCCGCGTCTTGGTCATATCCTATAGGAACAAGCTCAATAATGCCAGTGTCGTAAATGCGAAGGGAAAGTAACGAAGATCCCATTACCTTCACCGTCGCTATCATGCGGGCGGTCGAGTATTTTTCAGCCTTCAGTAAAGCGCACGCCGCGGCGAGTTCTTGCGTTTGTAAAAGCGTGTCGAATTCAAGTTGCGGTTCTTGCCGGTACGAAAGCTGAACGGCTGTTTTCTTTGATGTGTCGATAACGGAAAGGTCTTCATCCTCAGCGTAATCGTGGCCGTAGTTCACCTTCACCGTTGCGGCAAGAAGGTCTGAGTCGGTGGTAACTTCAACGTCTTCAATGTTGGCTATGTCTTCTCTTGCAATATGAAAGGACGAATCGCGTTCCCAATCGTCAACCCTCGCCGTCCGTTCACCGTCAGCCTCGAATTCATAACGGAAGCCTACGTTTGCCCCGCCTTGAAGTTTCCGAATAAGTTCATAAAGCTCAGTCTGTGAATCGATATAAATGCCGATGTTTGATAGCGCCGCTTTGGCAGCCGCCCATTCCGTCGTGTCATATTCACCAGCAATATACTGAACGCCAAGATAGCGAAGGTTAAGATCAGTGATAACATCAACAGGGTTTGCGGAATTTCCAGAAACAATAGCGTCATACAATTCATTCAACGTCATATCAAAATAACACTGATAACTCGATGCCTGATTGTACATATAGCCCATGAGAAGGCCGTAAGTTTTCGACGATGGAAGCACAACAAGGTCAGGGTCGGCGGTGTGCATCCCCGCGTAAAGCACTTCAAAATACGGCGATTCAGTCCACGAAGCGGGGTCTGAAAGGTCAGCGGTAATTGAAGCGTAATTCGCCATGATTTGCCAATATGTGCGTCCCTTAGTGTTTACCGATCCGGCAAGTACAAGAATGGCGTCACGGTCGGAAATGATTTTTATCTCAGGATTCCCACCGCCTGGAATTATTTGTTCAGTGGAAAGGTTTGTCTCAAAGCTGAATCCTCCGGCAATGAGGTCAGTAAGGCTTCCATGCGAATACCCAAGGCCGACATCGGACTGATCTGCAGAAACGCCGCACTCAATGACAAAATGCATCGTGTCGCCGTCTTCATCCATGCAGATTGCCGGATTCCAGAAATGCCGATAGATCGAGGAAGTGTCAGCACTTCGTGACATGACGGGGCTTCCACCGTTCAAGATTGTCCACGCCATGCCAGTTAGCGAGCGATACATATAAAGCGGGCCTTGATCGACGATATGCGTAGTGCAATAGAAATAGCCGTCATAATAAAATACATGGGGGAATCGGCAGGCCGATATATTGGAAGCACCAACGACATGAAGCACACGGCACAGCGCATCATTTGCCCATGCGTAATTGAGTGCGCCACCACCTGCCGAATAAAATACTTTGCATATATCGTCAATCATTACTCTGCTTGTTTCTTGCGCTCCCGCGATTAAAGGATTGTTCACTTCATCAATGCGCGGAATAATCTTATTCACATCAAGGACGCGGCATTCGTAAGGGTTATTTGACGCATCTCGGCCAATGGCGTCGGAAAGTGTGAAGGATCCAGAAGCAAGGTCAACGCTGTTCGTCGCCACCGTAACCCATACGTCCTGATCGTTCACCGTCTTTTTTACCTGAACCGTCCCCATTGATACGATTGATTGCGCAATCCGGTATTCTACAATACCACTTTCGGTTTTCCAATTCGTGCGGATAGGCGTAAGCGCGGGAACATAGCCATAAAGTAAAGGGATAGGCTTATCTATTTGAGCGTCTTCAATGTCGGGATAATCGACGGCGTTGAAAAGTTCGGTCGGTACTTTTATATTTTGCGCTTTCCTGCGGTCTTGGAGGTTGAGCGTATTTTTCTGCAAGGTGGCCGAAAAGTCTTCAACATAAAGCGCGGCAAGGTAGGTTAAAGCAGAGCGAAGATATGTATCGACGCCTTTTATATCTTCAAGCCGTGCTATCTGGCATTCAAAGCCGAAAGGAGGATTATCAAGCATCCAATCAATATCGCCATTATGGTTTTTAAGTGTCACGGCACCCGAAAGGAAAGCAAGGGAATCGTATGCCTCAAGGTCTTGGGTTTGCTCAAGGGACGGTATCGAGTCGATAATGGGTGAGTAAAAAATGTCGTCGATGTAAACGGCGCGTTCCTTGCTGTAGCCGTATGTTTTTCCGTATTGGTACACAGGGCCGATAGGATATTGATCGTGTTCAAGGTGAATGTATAGCCGCTGATTCGCGTTGTCCCAATAGAACGACTGTTCCGTGGAAACACAGGTAGCGGGCGACGTTACCGCCGCATAGCGATTGATTCCGTCCCGCGTAAACGAAGCAATATACATAGTCTCAACAGAACTTTCCGCAGGCGCTCCGAACGCTGTTGCCCAATAGTCAGCGGTCGCCCATACGCCGGGGTATACCGCCCATATGAAGGGACGGATATTCGCCCAAGCGGGCGAGGGCGTAGGAACGGAAAGCTCGAAGATTGTCACGTTATACAAGCCTCACTGCTGTAACTTGTGTTTCAGTTGATAATCCACCCGGCGCAAACACCGTTCCACCGTCGCACACGCCTATTGTTAAACTTCTAAATGTTGAACCTTGTGCTTGAGATATAAATAAATACAGCCATTTTTCGTCAGAATCTGTTCCTATTGTTTTTGTTATATCTAACGCATTGGCAAGATCGATTTCACCGGATTGCGTCCCCTCGAAAAGAGTGCTTTGTAAAATTGTTTTTGCCCATAGGGAAGCTACATTTTTACCATCAATCGATCTAAGATTTATTGCTAAAATCGCACCATTTGAATAAGCTTTTGTTTCATCGAATTCGTACAAGTTCCCCGACACGTCATAGTAGCCATTCCACGTACTTGACCACGTAACCCCCGTCAGGTCGGCAACAAAAGACGGCGCAAGGGTGAGGCCGTCGACGGAGACGGTCAGCTTCACGTAATCCGACGCGCTTCCGGTGATAGCAGTATCAGCGTCCGCGAGGTATGTTGCCCCGCCAACCTGAAAGACAGCGCCTTTAAGTATATTTGACCCTGAAACTCGCTGAGCGCCTTGGACGGCCAAGAGGAGAGCTTTGGTGAGGTTATTTTGCGCCGTGTAATCAGCGATTGCGGACGGAGTAGCCGATGGATCTATTATTTTATTGATCGCCATTATCGAGCCTCCTGGAAAGTAAGGGAGAAACTATACACATTATCATTTTTTGCTATCGATTCCATACCGTTAATTGTAGCATATAACGGCTTCACTGTGGCGAATGAATTTTCAAAAGGCGCGATCCAGAGGGGCGTATACTTCCCCGCCGCTTTGACTATGGCTTTCACTTCGTTGAAAATCGCAAAACTGTTGGTCATAAAATTATACACGTGAGAGCGCAAAGGCTCGATGTACTGGCCTAGCACCTGGCCGTCGAGCGTCTGAACGCCAAAAGAGTTATCGACAAGGCCGTGTTGCCAGTCGTTCACCGGGTCGGGCATCACATAGGAAAGCCCTATTCCAAGGCCGCCGAGGTAGACCGTCATCAACGCCGCGTCGCCATCAGCGGCCATGAGAACCTTCGCAGAGCGGACGCCAGCCACCGCCGCGAATACCGCGCCAAGTTCGTCATCGGTGAACTGTGAGGAGTAAAGAAGCGCGGAGGCAGAGTCGTAAAGCCTCAGCTCGATTTGTTTCGCGTTCGTGTAGCCAAGCATGACGGTATCAATGGTCTGGTCTGTATCCCAGGTAAGCGTGAGGGCGCTTGTTTCGTCGCTTATGTCGAAAACAACTTCGCCTGTGTAGGTTATCGGCGTACCGGAATACGTAACATCGGGATAGTCGATAATTTGCTGGAACTTTTTTTTCAAGAAAACGTGTTTCAAGTTGGCGAGCGGATAGTTTACCGAAGTCCCTCCGGCTGAAAGTGTCGCGGTGTCAAGAAGATTGGTATTAAGTATTCTCATTTTGCCGTCAACCTCACTTCGCCATTATTTATCCGTTTCACCGTAGACTGCGCGAGAAGTTTTCCATCAAGGTAAATCGGAACCGTAACCGTCCCGCCGCCAGCCGCATTTATTTTTGACGCTATTTTGTCGGCAAACGCTGAAAGCACGGCGTCCCCGATAGCGCTATCGTTAAGTAGCAATTCAGGGCTTCCATTCTCAGCGACGTTTACAAGCCCGCCACCTCCCGATGGTAGCACAATACCGCCTGTTGCGGCACTAGGAGCGTTGGGCTTTGCGGCGACAAGCGCGGCCATCTGGACGGCTCCTGCGGCACCGGACAACCCCGCCATGATGAAGTTCCAAGGAGGCGCGGAAGAGGAAAGGGCTTTGAGTATCGACATTGCCACGTCGCCCGCCGCCGTAACGATGTTTGACTGATATTCCGCGAGGTCGGCTTCGTATTGTAACTGTAGCTTCTTTTTTTCGTATTCTTCGTCAAGGTCGTAAAGGGCAAGATTTTTTTCCGCTTCGGCTTTTGCTTCCTCGTCGTTGTTGGCGATAGCGTCAGCGAGTTCAGCTTCCAATGCTTCGCGCTTCGTTTTCCCATCGTTTTCGAGAAGTTCGCGCTGTTTGTCATAATACTCGGTAAGCGCATCGATTTGATCGGAGATACCTTCGGTGAATATGTCGGTGAAGGAACCTATGGCGTCTTCAATCTGCGACCATACTGTATCGACGTTGCTGACAAGATCGCTAAATTCCTTTTTGGCTTTGTCAAGGTTGAGCTGATTGATTATCTCTTGGAGCCATTGCCATTCTTGGCTTGTTTTTGCAACGCCATCCTGTATTTCTTTAAAATCCTCGATCTGCTGATCGGTGGAATATTTCGCTGAGGCCACAATGTCTTCGTATTGTTTCTGAATCCATGCGCTTGTATCGAAAGATTTTATTGTCGCGTTCTTTGCCGCTTCGATGTCGGTTATTTCTTTGCCCGCCGAAAACGCCGCTTTGACTTCGGCAAGAACAGCCTCAAGCATAACCTTCCGGCGCATATCTTTTTCATCGTTGATATCTTTCGTTAAGTCTTCTTCGGAATCAGCGATATACTTATTTCTATCGTCAAAGTATTTTTCAATGCGCTTCGTGTTTTCTTCAACGCTATCGGCGTATTCGTCGCCTGAGTCTTCGGCCATACGTGCGGCATACTCGGCATCAAAAGCAACTTGACCAAGGTTTATAAACTCGGTGGATAGCGTATCTTTAAACGCAAGCATATCCATATCGAAGCGGTCAAACTCTTTCAAGAAATTGCGCGTAAGGTCAAGTGTAGATTTTATGAGGGAGGCACGTTCTTCGATAGCGTCAGCGGTAGAAAGCTCGCCGGAATCCTCTTTATCTTTTATTTCCTGGTAGGCTTCGCTGTAGTCTTTCTTGATCTTGTACTTTTGGAATTCAGCGCCGGACACAAGGCTTGTGAGGGCTTTTTCTGATTTTATCGCTTCGCTGAGCGCCGTTTCCCCCACGTCAGTCCAGAAGTTTTCAGCGGTAAACTTGAGGAGGGCAAGGCTATCTACTTGCGCCGTGGTTGCGCTCAGGAGTGCTTTGTTGAATTCTTCGGGATCGCCCTTTATGTCATAGACGCTTTGCGCTATGGCTTTGGCTTTTGCAAACGTTTTACCTATTTCTTCAAAGGTTGCGTCAACCTGTTCACTTGAAATAATGCTTCCAGATAATGCCTGAGCTTTTCGCAAATTATTGAAAAAAGTCATCACTTCTTCGTCAGCGTTTCCGAACTCGTTGATAAAGCGAGATATTTCGATAATGGCGCTTTCGGTAGCTTCTTTCGTTTCTTGCGCGGCCTGTAGCGGGGTGAAGTCGGATATAGTTGATTGCTTTATAGCAATATCGCCTATTGCTTTGTTGTATGCGTCGATAATTGAATTTTTCTGTTTAAGCTTATCGTTTTCGGCATCAAGTACGTCGGCGTCAGATAATACAAGCTGGCTGTAGGTTTTCTGCTTTTCAATCCAAGCGTCGAGAAGTGCTTGATTTTTAGATCCCCACAGTTCAGGATAAATGCCGCTCAGTTTCGCAAGGGCTTCCACTGTAGCATCGGCTGCCGATGACATTTTTTTATTAAATTCAAAGTCGTCAAGGTGAAGATTTTTCGCTTCGGCAAGTTGCGCCTGATAATTTGCTAACGCCTCGCTTTTTGATTTTGCAAAATCAGCTTCGCGTTCAGCGGCTTTAAAGGCGGCATCGGCAGCATCGGCCTCTGCTTTTGCTTTTGTTCTTGCGTCTTTCGACGTTGATTCAGCGGCTCTTTTGCTTGCAAGATTTGCGGCTTTTTGAAGATTAAGCCTTTGCTGTAGCACGGCTATTTCAGCGTCATACGCTTCAAGTATAAGTTTTGACTGTTCGGAAAGCCCTTCCGACGCAAGCTGGAAACGCTTTTTTTGCGCCGCGGCGAGTTCGGCCTCAGCGACAAGCACCTTTTCATCGACGGTAAGAGGGGCAACTTCTGCGCCGCCCTTTAATTCTTTGCTACGTTTCACGGCATCGTTAAGGTCGTTTTGATGCTTTGTTGCTTCGTATAGTCGGTCGGCGATATCTTTTATCGCTTTTCGCCATCCAATAAGCCATCCAGAACTTGAAATAGCGCGGCCTATTTCTTCTTTTAGTTCTTTGATTGACTTATCTTTCATTGTTTTGAGCTGGGAGTCTGCTTCACCGACAGCGCGCGCCGCCCCGCCATACGCTCGCGTCAGCTCTTCAAGAATAATCGCCTGAGCTTTTTCAATTTGCCCAGCGGCCTCAAACGCCTTAATCATGGACATTTGCTGATCGGTAAACTTGAAGCCCTGCCTGCGAAGTCCATCGAGCATTTTTGACGGATACTCAAGGGCCTTGCCTACGGCCTGAGCGGAGGAAGTAAGGTCATATTTCATTACCGTAGCGACGTTCAATACCGCTTCGGTAGCTTGGTCAAAGTTTATGCCCTGTATCTTGGTAAAGCCAAGTAATACGGCTTGCATCGATTCAATTTCTTGATCGGAATATTTTGTTACTTTGGAAAGCGAGGAGGCAAGGTCAAGAATGTGCTTTTCAGTTGTCCAGGCGGCGGCTCCGGTAGAATTAAATACCGAAATAACTTTATTCGCCGCTTCTTCTTGATCCATCCACGCTTGTTCAGCTTCTTTTAGCGGGCGCACCATGTCTTGAATGACACCAATGACGAGGCGAATTGACCGGATAACGTAGAAAACATTTGACGCCACTTTCGGAAGATTGGTCAAAAAGCCTTGCGATGTTTTTTCCTGCTCAGTCTTTAAAAGAACCTGTTGCTGTTGAAGGTCAGCTATAGCGGTACGCACGTTTCCAATGGCCGCAATGGTGGCCGTCGACGCAGTTCCTTCTTTCACCGCCCTGTCCTGGATGAGTTTTAGTTCTTGCTGTTTAAGTTTCAGCGTCCGCTTAATGCCTTCCTGTTCGGTAAGCGCCCCTTTCTCCACAAGGACGGCGACGGATTTTACTTGAGCGGCTATATTCTGGTAGGATTCGGCGTATTTTTTAGTAAGTTTGTCGGAGGTGACGGCGGCTTGCGCAACGATTACCTTTCCAAAGTCATCAAGGGCTGATTCGGCGTTGTTGATGTCGGCTTGAAGTTCGTTGAGTTTTATCCGTACCGCAGAGTAGATTGATCCGGCATCAGTGGGCATTTTATTTTACCTTTGAGAGTTTCCGCTCCCGCCTGTGTTCTTCCATTCGCTCTTCGTAAATAATAGGGCCGCGAGTGTCGATGTCCCTGATATTAAAGTCTGAAAAAACGCCGCCTTTCAAAAATTCATGGGTCGCTTTATGGTGCCGCTGTGAAAGACATTCAGCGTTGAAAAGCATATCTTCGGTTACTTTTTTAATATCGGTTTTTCTCATGCCCAAAGCATAGTCAACAACGTCGGCTATAAAATCCTCGGGCAAAATGATATCCCATGCCATGATAAGAGAATCGCGTATAGCCTCTAGTTCCTGTTTTGCCGGCCCTTCGGACATATCTCGAAGCATGACGTTGACGTTTTCAACCTGCCGCTTTACGTTTTCGCAAAATCCGCTTTGCCCGACGATGTTGAATATATCGTCATAGGTCGGGGAGACGAGCGCGGCACGGCATATTTTTACATTCTGGTTGGCGTAGGCGAGCAATTCTTTCCACTGTACCTTTGTCTGCGCTTTGCTCCATTTGTATTTGTCGGTTTCAATAAGCGAAAAATTTCCGCACGCCTGGATCTGGAGGTCAGAAAGCTCCCGCACCTTTACGATGCAGGGGCTTCCCTTCCAATGAGCCAGGATGAGGGAGAATTCGGCGGCCTCGATTGGATTCAAAGCCGCCTTTTCCTTCTTGCGAAGAAAATCAAAAATCATACGTTCTCGAAGTCCAGCGCCTCGAACTGCGCGACGGTGAGCTCCTCTTCGGTGACAGCGCTTTCTTCAACGCCAGCCGCCGTCTTGTAGTTGGTCGCGCTGTAGTTGTACGCCTGCTGAAGGAACTCGGAGGAGTGGGACTGGTCGCCCACGCTTCCCATGCACTTCTTGACCGTGATCTTTTTGTATCCGACAAGATCGCCCTCGAAGTTTTCGCCCTTCGTGTAGACCTGGTTGAAAATCTCGATCATGAAGTACGGCTTCACCGTATTGCTCATCGGCCACTGGTATACGCCGCCTGTGGTGATAACGCCGCCCTCAAATATGCGCTTGAGGAAATAGTCAAGAACGGTGTCCGTTACGACGCCCGTTGCACCTTTAACGTAGCCGGGGATGGTGACGGAAGTGTCGAGAAGGTTTGCATCCGTTACGGTGATGTCGGTGTTTTCTTTCGCGGTGGGGACAACCGTCGCCGTGACGATGGTGTCGCTCTTGACGATCTGCGCGCCTATGCCCATGCCGAAGCCCGCAAGCTCCGCAGCAAGGCCATAGACCTGCGCGTAAGTACCGCCAGAATTAACGATCTTGAGTCTGCCCGTCGCGCTGTCGACAGAGGCCGTCCACCCGCCGCCAGGGGCCGCCGTGGTGATCGCGGTGACGAGATTTGCCGCCGTGATCGCGGTTTCGGTGAAGGTGGAAAGGTCGAGCGTTTCAGCGACAACAGCCCCGTTGTCGAGCTTGAGATTGAGCGGGACTGCCGCAATTACTGCGTGAGCCGCCGTAAAATCGAAGGGGCCTGTGCCTCCAAACACGCCGCCCGTCGCCGAGGGAAGAGTCCCGTTGCCGCAATGTGGGATGAAGCGGATACGGGAAACGCCGCGTACAAATTTAGCCGAAGTTCTGAGTGCCATACATGGCCTCCGTTAAAATAAGATGTGCGGACTATAAAATATCCGCTCTGCAGAGATAGTTCCATCGTCGCTTTGCGGCGCGATATCCTGAAATTCATTGCTGTAGTCGTCCAGCATTTGCGTATTGCCGTTTCTTGTTTCTGCCGAGAACCCATTCAAGAGCGTCGGCACTTCCTCGAATAGATAATCGTCAAGGGTAATGTTCTGCCCTGGCTTTACATGAGCGATAATTCTCCACCGCCAGAAGTTCCCGAAAGCCTCGCGCTTTACTACAACATAGGGAGGGGCCTGCTTGATTCCGTAGCCGTAGGGAACCACGTTCGTAATGGTTCCTGTTTTTAGCTTGGCGACGACTTTCGTTATCATGCACCTACCTCAGATATATCAAAAGTTGTTTTATCTTTATACGTATGAACATCGGTTATCATAAACGCAGCCCCTACGTCGCCGTAAAGCTCGTGCACCTTCGCTATAAAGATCATTCCCCACTTTTCAACAAGTGGCCTGATTGCTTCGTTCTGCCGATTGTTGGAAAGCTCAAGGAACACGCCATAATACATCGTATGCGCCATGAACCATTCAATGCCTTTGGAATCTTCGCTTGAACCGACAAACATTCTGTCGGACGCCTTTGCCGTCCTGTTATGCCAGAATTTCCCAATGTTCCCCGCGCCTGTTTTTTGCTCTGCCTGAAACTCATCAAGACAGGCTTTTGAGTAAACGTCAGCGAGCGCAAGAACTTTTGCGTTGCGGTCGGCGTATATCTGCCGTATGCGCTTCTGTACTTCGGTTGTTGGGTTCTGCATTATGCGTCCACCTGGAAAAGCGCCGCCTGATAGCCAGCGATCTTCCCGCCAATAAGCAAGGGGTCAACGCGCCCGACGCGGTATTTTCTTACTGGATGCGCCATACTTTCGATGGACGCCACGTGTTCAAGGGAATAGGTAATAGGCGTCGTTGAATACGTCGCGCCTATGACGAGGCTATTTGATACGGCGTCGGTGATAGAGAACTCTTCGCCTTCAAGCGGCCCTCCCCTGTAGTCCATCGTCATCATATGCACCATGTTCGTTGAAGTGCCGACGCTCGAATCTTCGTTGTGCTGGATACTGCTTTTTTCATGGGACAGCATGACGCGGAATTTATAATCCATGGTTTCGCCTAATGGATCTTCCATGGTACCGCCGAAGCCATCGGTGACGCGAGCAATGCGCGATATGGTGATAATAGAGGGATTAGCTTTTATCATGGCAGAGATGCCAGCACGCGCCTGCTCGATCTGGTTCACACATGGCCCCCGGCGATACGCGGCTGCCTTGTCCTGAAATACCGCCCCGTGGTCGATCCTGATTCCTCAGCCGACTCAACCATGTATTCATTGATGAGCATTTTGTAAAAATCGTATGCGTCTTTCAGCGTGAGATATTCCGTCGAATCAGCGCCCATCGTAATCCGCTTGAGTTGCATTTCCTGCCCAAGAGTTGCCATAATTGCGCGGAGGGCTTTCGGCACTGAATCGGAAACGCCCCATAGGTCAATAAGTGCGCCAAGGCGTTCATCGGATATCTTCAACGGCAAAACATCCCAGGCGAGAAGGTCAAAGTCATAGCGCACATACTCGCTTATGTCTGCTTTTAGATACGCTGTCTGTCTAAGTGGTGAGGCAGGAAGCGCCGAAACGCTCGCCACGGAAAGAATGTCGATAACGCCGGAAGGGTCTGATATTTTGAGGCGAAGGGCTTTTATATCGTCAAAAATTGCCATGTTATTCCTCCACCACGTGACCGAACACGGTTCCTTGCATATAAGTGAGTGTTCCGCCATCGAGCTTGTCTTGAATGATAATTTCAAAGCGCTGGTCTTTATTGCCATCAAGCCGTATGGAAACGCCTTGATCTTCGCGGATGGAATACTCAAATGCCATGCCATAACTTCCCGATGGAGCCTTTGCATTGTACGATATTAGCCCGCGAAGCTGAAACTCTGAATTGCTTCTCGCGCTGAAATAGTTATTATACCGGGCATCGGATTGTTTCGTTCTAAAAATGACGCCTTTTGCCAAAGCGGTAAGGCTTGCAAACTTCGCGTCGTCCATATCGACAGTACCACGAAAAGCAAGACGCACCTTGTAAAGGTCAAACTTTTGTCCGGGTACAGCCTCAGTTCTGAAAATTATAGGTGTCGTGGAACCGTCCACCACCATATCGGGAGAAGTGCGGTAAACAGCGGTTCCAGCGGGGAATGTCATATTAAAGCGCTGATTCAGCGTAAGATTATTTCCAACAACCGAAAGCACCCTCGCTATAAAAATTCCTTTTATCACAAGAGCATCGTCGGCGACAAAGCCATGCCCTGCGGCAAGCGTGCAAGTACTTGTGTCAACAAGCGCTTCAGCGGCCAGCGTCGTATTCGATAGTTCGCGCACGAGATAGGGGCTTACAATGTTGCTATGCTGATCGCGTATAAAAGCGTCAACGGTTTTGACTCCGGCCACACCGCCAGGGGAGACGCAAAGAATGCAACCATCGCCAGTATTGCACCGCGCATAATAGATATCGTCTTCAATATCGGGGTTCAACTGCAAAACGTCGAGGTTACCAAGCGGCTTATAGACTCTTTTTGCTATGGTGAACTTTTCGGCAAGCGGGGCTGTTTTTGCGGCATAAATACGACAATTAACGCCGCCTTTAGCGCCATCATCCTGTTCATCAAGCCATGCTGAAATTGACTGGCCTGCGGAAGAAATGGGAGTCCATGCGCTATCGGTAATGACATATTGTGTTATTTCCATCATGAACCCCCTTCAAGGAAAAGATGCGGCCCCGCGAGGAGCCGCGTTTTACGTTACGCCGAGGGGAGTGTGACTTCGACCGCGTAGCCGGTTCCAGCCGCTTCGCCACCGGAATGGCCGAAGAACTCTTTGTTATATTCGGCCTGAGCGAAGTATGCCACGCGTTCGTCGCGGGCGAGGGTGAGAATGTCCCCACGTCCCACTTCGTACGTCATGGCGCGCTTCGTAAGAATGTAGTTCGGGGCGTTGTAAGCGCCGGGAACGATGAGATACGCCTTGTTTTGGGAAACTCCTGCGTAGGTGTTCGTCCTGGTTCCCACCGCAATCACGTCGCCCTGGTACGGCCAGAGTTCCATGATTTCCGACAGCGGGGTGAGGTTGAGCGAGGTACCCTTGGTGTTTTCAAGCTGGCCGTTGATGACGCGGTTGATCCTGCGCTCATCGACGTAGGAGGTGACAAGCACCATGCGCGAAGCGTCGATGTACTGCCCGGTGAGCGGGTCTTTCAGCCCGCGCAGTTTTTCGATGGCGTTGTTGAGGGTAACGTACAGCTTGAGTTCTGCCGTTGCGCTCGCGGAGTCTGCCGCCTGCTGCTGGTCGGTCTGCCATGCCGTAGCGGTCGTGTACGCTACGAGGCGGCCAACGGAGAGGTCGTTTCTTTTGGCGATGTAGGCGCGGGTGAAAGCGTCCAGCACCTTCTGGAGTTCGTAGATGTCGAGGTTGAACAGCTCATCTTCGAGCGTTCTGGAGTCGCCGAGGGCGTAGAGCTTGACCACCGCCGAACCTTCGCGGCCAGAAGTATGCTCGATCATCGGGACGGCATCGCCCCTGCCCTGAACTTCCTCGAACGCGCCCATGTACGGCTTGAACTCGTCGAACAGCACGGACTTGGAGGCGTTGGGGTTGACGGATTCCTGCGCGAACCTGGAGGACAGGTCGGCGAAGTCGGCGCGGCGGCGCGTGATGTAGAGCCTGAGGAGGTTCACATAGTCGTAGTAGTCGGAGGGGAACTGCGCGGCGTTCATCCTCTTCATGGCGGGCAGGAGGGCGTTTCTTTTCGCCATGATCGCGTTCATGAGTTCGTCGAATTTCGCCGTCTGGTCAAACGGCTTCGATCCGGCTTCCACGATGACGGAAGCGTTGAATTTGTCGCCTACGGACTCACCGAATGACGGCGCTTTTTCGTTCGCCTTGTCGAAATACAGGCCCGAATTGAGCCTCATCCCACTCGCGCGCTGGAGGTCAACGAGAGTATTGGGGTACAGGGAAATGGTTTTGTTTTCCATTTGTTTTTTCTCCTTACGCTACGGCGATGAAGCCGCACACGGTGACATACAGGTCGGAACCTGAGCCGAAGTTCGCATCGCCTTTGAGATTCAAGCCCTTTGCGGCGGTGAATCCCGTTCCTTTCTTGACCGCATCGCCAAGCGTCACGTTCGCGGTGCAAAGGTTGAGCTTTGCGTTCGCGGTAAGCGCGGCGACGGCAATGGTCACGCCGACAACCGGGGTACCTGCCGTGTCTTCAATGGTGACGATGGTTCCGGTCGTTGCCCACGCGGTCGAGTCGGAAACTACGGCGAGCATATCGGTGACGAAAATCTTGCTGGTGCCGGGGACAGAAGCGGCGGCGATGATGGGAACGGCGGTTCCCGCTGCAGTGGAAACCATCTTGACCGTCTTGCGGAACGGAATACCAGCGAGCGCAACCGAGTCCACGTCAGCGAACGCGATAGCCTCGCCGATGTTTTTGAACCTGAAGCTGTACGGGGAAGCCGCAACGCTGGGAATGGTGCAGTAGCCGACGAGGTAGGAGCCGGGAGCGCCTGACGCGGCGAACGCGGGAGCCGAGGACAGCCATACCTTGTTACCGATGGCGGTAAACATGGCGCTGGCGGCGGTGGCGTCGATTTCCTGCTCCGACACGTCGAGGTCGAGATACGCAAGCCCTGAGCCTGCGGCTCCCGCCGTGATGTCGGCTGCGGTTACTTCGTGGGTAGCGATACCGCACCACGGAAGCACGACAACGAAGTCGCCCTGGAGGACAGCCGCAGAAACGGCTACACGGACGATGCGAGAGGGGTCTTTGATTCCATTGACAATAGGATTAGCCATGGTCTTTCTCCTTTACAGGCTGACAGCGGAACCGCTGTACTTTTCGGCCGCGTTGGCCTTGGGTTTTCCGCCCTGGTCGATGACGTTGTACGTGGAGTCCTGGTCGGCCATGCCGGCTTTGATTCCCTTCATCACAACGTCTTCGTCGAACGCCTTGATAGCGGCGTTGAGCTTTTCGCCCGCAAGGCCAGCGGTCATTCTTTCGGCGTACTGGTAGGCGGGGTTCACCGTCTCCACGTCGCCCACCTTGTTCGACTTCGCGCCGAATGCGGTGGAAAGCACCTGAGCGCGGGCGGCTTCGGCGTTCAGCTTCGCCTGGTCGATGAGGCTCTTCACAAGCGCTTCGGGGTCGCCGTCGCCGACGATGGCTTTGATCGCGTTCAGTTTCCCGATAGCGGTCGCGTCTTCGTCGGTCTTGATCTGTCCTTTGAGTCCCATCGCGTCGGCCACTTCGAGCAGCGTGATTTCCGCGTTCTGCTTCATAGTGCCTACGGTGGAAAGCAGTTCTGCCTTTTCCATACGATTTCCTTTCTTTTTGTCAACCTCTTTGATGAGGTCGCTTGCCGTATCGGAAACGTCTTCAAGCCCCTGAGCCGCTGCGCGGGACGCTATAGCGCGGAGCGCGGAACGGTAGACCTTGCCCGACTTTCCGATGGGATACTTCCACCGCTGTTTCGTGTCTTCGGTGGCGCTCATGTCTTCAACCATGTGCCATTTCGCGTAAGTCGCCCAGTCGTCTTTGTTGGTTCCAAGAAGGGCGTCTTCGTCGGAGCTGGACATGGCCCAGGCCGACGATTTATCGAGCTTCCCGGAAGCAATAAGCGACTTTGCGAACGCGACGCACTTTTTATTCATCGTCTGCCCTTCGGCATTCGTTTTCATTTCCATAGCTCCGGCACCGAGGTCGACGGCATCGTTTCGTTCTCCGTACAGCGATTCGACGCATTTTCTGACAGCGTTTCCATCGGGGAGCGTCTCGATGAGGTCGCGAGTGTAGGAAACGATGGAAAAATCCACCATTCCCGCCTTGCACATGGCGATAAATACGGTATTGTCGCCTGACTCGCCCTTCGGCGGTACGTAGTTTTTCAGGTATACGGTTCCCGCGCCGTCGCTTTTTGATTCCAGCCGCCCGCCGACAAGGAGAAGATCAGTCGAGCCGCGAGCGCCGTACCGCGTTTCGTGTCCCCTTGCGCTTCCAGGGATAGGCGCGGTGTTCATCTTGCCGATGTACGACTTCCAAAATTCCTCAGTGTACATCCATCCGTTCGCCATGGTTGGGTATTCTATCGCTTGGATCTTGTAATACGGCGCGGTATCCCCGGCCTGGAACAGAGCGAGGGAATCTTGAGGGACGAGGGTAGGGATAGAGTCGGGAGATACGGATAGTTTTGAATCGGCCACGCTTCTGAAATTATATTTTCTAAGTTCCGGCACTTCGTACCTCCAAACAAAAAAGCGCCACGCTCTCAGGATCGCTCCCGAAAGAATGGCGCTTTCATCATGCGCGTATCAGGCTAAAAGCCCGCTATTTTATCAACAATGCCGGAATGTACACCGGTATATTATCACTATATCGCTCTTTTTACGGTAACGCAAGGGTTTATCTTGTCCCCCTCATGTTTCCAAATATACGTTGGAGCACCATTTTCCACAATGACCTCGATGCGCCCGCTCCCGCCATGCGAGGAGAACGATTCGAGCATCTTTTCCACGCGCTCAACGGCTTGTTTTACGGCAAGGGTCAATCAAGCACCTCCCGGGCGTTTACGTAGCGAATTCGCTGGCATGGGTAGCGTCCCGATGATCGCGGCACCGTCAACGAGCGCCGGCACGTCTTTGCGCACATCCACCGACTCGTCATACGCTCTCAGCCATCGCCCATTATCATAATGCGGCTCTCTCTGGTACGCAATAGGGAATCCCGCTTTCCATCCGCCGGTGTCTTTGGCGTCAATGGCGATATAGTTGTACTCGCGGGGAATGCGTGACCAGTCGTAGCAGTCGTCTTTCAGGGAGGCACGGCGAGCTCGCATAGTTTTGATGATGCTTTTCATTCCGCGACCGCCCCGCCATAGTTTGCCAGAAACTCGTCAAACGTCGCCTCCGTCGCTTCGGGGTAGTTCGCCATCCAGAGATTGTAGGTCTGCTGTTTCGTGATGCCGCCCGCCTTGATGATAGCGGAAAGCCCCTGCGCGAAGTTGGAGAAGATCGTTGCCTTGACCGCTTCGGAGATGGAGGAAAGGCGGTTCCACTGCATCTTGAAGTCGCCTGACACGCCGACGCCGGCGATAGCGAGGAGCGCGAGGGAAGCGCGGAAAAGCGCGGTGTATGAATCGTTGAGCTGTGTCCGTTTCATTTCGACGTAGCGCACCATAGCCTGCCGTTGATCGTCCACCGATGCCTGGTTGCCCGCGGCCTGCAAGCCCCAGAAGATTTCAGGGATGCCAGAACCTTCCACCAGCTTCCAGTATTTGTTCTCAAGCGCCTTTTCGTAGGAATCGGTTGCGCCCTTCGCCGTTTCAAACGTGGTTTTTTCCTTGCCCGTAATGTTGACGACAAAATCAATAGACCAGGGATCCACGTCGCAGAGTGAGTCATAGCCGTTATTCGCAAGCCATGCCTTCGGGTCTGACACTTCCTGCACCATTTTGGGCTTGAACTTTGTCAGTATCTCAGATCTTGCGTAATCAATGTCGTGATAGTCCTTGAGGTCATACAGTATGCGCTCATAGTCCGAGTGTCCTCTTGATTCGTCGGCGTCGGGCATATTGGCGAAGGGGATGGGGAGGATGCCGAGGACGTTCCGTGTCGTCTTGTCCATAAGGTCTGCGCCCAGCGTCCCCACCTGCGTCCACTTAACGCTGATGGTCTGCCGTGTAAAGACGCGCTTCCGGCGGGCGAAGGTAAACAGGTTCTCCCCTGTGACGATTTTAAATTCTTCATCGGTGTAGATTGCCTGTATCTCCTGCGTGTCGGGAGACTTTACAATGTCAACAACCGATTCGTCCGGCAAAAACTCCCACACGAGCCGCCCGCCCTTAGCGTCGTACTTTGGCCACACCCAGGCCGTGCCGTCGCGCGGAACCGTGATATGCAGCGAGGTCATCCGCTTGGTCATGGCCGCAACAATGGCGTCAAGCGTCTCCTGCACCGCGTCATCCTCTGCTTTCGGCGTCGGCACGCCCATAAAAGCGACAGGATGCGCTATCGGCGCGTAGGCGAGGGAGCCGGCTAGCTTCATCCCCGGATATGTGTTGCGGAAAAGCCCCCGCGTCAGGTCGATATTGCACACCATCCCGTCGGTGAGGTCGTGCATGGCGGGGCGGCGCGCGTCCTGCTTCGTCGTTTCGCGCACTTCTTCGCGCGGTCTAAACCAGCTAAACGGTCGTGTCATCGCAAACCCCCGCGCGTTTTTCGTCGCTCGCGCATAGCGTTTCTCGTTTGGTCGTCAAAAGCCACATTATTTTCGATATCTTCCACGATTCCGGTGAGCATATCGGGGGCATCATCATGCGTCCATTTGCTCGACCGCCCTAGATGTGTGACAGCCGAGTGGAAAGCAGGCCACCGGATAGACCACCCATAGGGCATTATAACACAATTGCATACATTTGTTGCATTTGACAATATTCTCGCGTTTTTATTTTCTGATTGGTGAAACCACTCAACGGTTGTATCAAAATTATGCAGATCCTCGCGTATGATCCGCTCCACGTTTCGCGCAAAGCCGCGCCCGCCGTTATTGGATTCGACGCGGGCGAGGTCGCATTTTGCATTTGTAAGCATCCGCGCGGTGTCCGGCTCAGTCTGCTCCATCGGGGCTTGTGTATATATCACATCAAGCATATACGCCATGCCGCCATATAGCCCATAGGCTCCACCCGAGAGATAGTCCTGTCCCTCGTCGGCGGTGTCGATATAGGCGCAAATCTTGGTAAATGGCGGGAGGCTGTCAGGGTCATACTCTTTAAACTGCGGGTATAGTCGATCAACTGCGTCGATAGGCTCCTGGTCATAATTTGCGCTAAAAATCATCGAATCAGTTTTTCCCCTACGGTCGCGGTACTCTTCGGCGTTTAAAATGTCAGGTGCAAGCATATCGGCGTCGGACAGCGGCAGATCGGGATATCGTTTATTAGCGCGTAGCTGGATGACGTGCCATTTGTCAGGCTCAAACGCAATGAGCCGCCCGGGGAGGTCTTTGGTACTCCACCTGGTCGCAATGATAAGCTGCTTCGCCCCCGACTCAAGGCGAGAGAGGAAGGTGTCAGTATACCATTGCCATTGGCTCTCAAGCCGTCCCTCGTTGTATGCCTCAAGTGCGGATCGCACCAAGTCATCGATGATGCCAAGCCGCGCGCCTGTCCCGGTTAGTGTGCCGCCTGGGGAGGAGGCCAAAAAAGAAAAATGCTGTCCCTCAAGGCTCCATGTCTGATATGATGCGTCTCCGCGCTTTATCTTGGCCTCGGGGAATATGTCGGAATACAGCAGTTTTCGCGCGTCTCCACTTGTCTCTTGCATACCGTCGCGAACGTACCTGGCAAAGCGCCCGGACAGATCCTCATTGTAGCTTGTCGCTATGACCGGGAGTGTAGGATCATGCCCGAGCGCCCATTGCACCGCGTTGACAATGGTTACCGTTTTGCCATGGCGGGGAGGGCCGTTGATAATGAGCCGGTCAATCGGCACCCCATAATCATCGAGCAACTTGCTATCGATAAATCTCTGGATGGTATCGCACAGCTCGCGCAGGTACGCCCTCGACTCGGTATACACGGTCGGCATACGCAGGCGGGCGAAGTAGTAAAGACTATCACGCGCAAGGGCAACTTTTGCGCCCTTAACCTGGTTGACTGTGAGACCGGCGCTCATTTATACATATCCATACAAATATTAATGGCATTTTTTATACCAAGGTCGTTATAAACGGCACCTATTAAATTATTATACAGATTGTATTGCATAGTTATGCTTTTTCAACAGCTTTTAAAAGGGCATCGCGCTCGTCCGGCGACAGTTTTGACAGATCGGCAGGGATGACGCCCCCTGAATGCTCGACCTCTTGCCTGTCGTGATAGCCGCCGTGATTGGTCAGCCAGAGTTTGACGCCATTGGCACAGCCGGGAGTGGTCAATTCGCCCTCCCAGTATGATTCAATTTGCAGTCGCGCGCGTGTGACAATGCGGCTCATTTCTTTTTCCGCTTCGCTGGCTCCATCCTGTTTCGCCCTCGCAACGATTTTCATTGGCGATTCCCGGTCGCAAAATCCCAGGTAATGCGCAAATCCCGCCATTGTCGGGGTGACCCTACGCCATACCGCGTTGCCCTTGGCATCCCTGGCTATCGATCCATCAGGGAGCGTTGCAATCTGGTATCCTGTAGTAGCGAGATACTCGTCAATTTTCGCTTGTAATATGGTGGGATCGCTGTAAAGCGGCTTGGGACCGCGCTTATGTTTCAGCTCTTCGGGGATTCCTTTGATTTTTGGGTCGGCGCGGCGCGGCTTCTTTTCCTTTTTCTGAGGCGCTTTTTTTTCTTTTTGCGTTGCCATGGTATCCTGCCTGGTTTTAAGTATGCTATCGAGAGTTATTATATGTCAATACAGGGATTATTTTAAAATAAATCGTAATATTTTGTCAAAAAAGTATTGACTGTTACCATAAGAGGGTGTATATTATACTCATGGAGTTGAGAGAGACTCCCTAAGTTTTTTAGATCGCCAGCGAGAGCGAGGCGGCAAGGAGCGGAAAATGGACAGCACAAAAATCAATCTAGCGATTGCGAATCATGAAGCGCTGGGATATTTGGAACTTGCTGCGGCCAAAATTCGCGCCGCGCACATTGCCACAAATGGCGGCTACGAGGATTTAGTCAACGCTGTGAATGCCGCCATCCAGAACACCATGAAAGAAAATCGCGGCCTGCGCTCCACTATGAGCGACGCCGAACTCGATCGCGTCTCCGCAATCAACGCGGAGTGCGACAAACTAACCACTTCCCTGTAGGGTTCAGGGCGGCCCATCACCGCCCGGCGGTATCCTCCCATTGCGGGAGCCATCACGAAAGCCGACAGCCTAGCGAGTCGGTAACGGGAGCTAAAATGACCAAGTATGCAATTCCTCGGGACATTCAGATTGATGCCAAAAAAAAGCAAGGTTTCGCCGTGCAGGAGCTTGACGATTGTGTGATCCTCAGGAGCCCTCCGGTCGTCGGCGCTGGCGGAAAAACATTTTTCGAGGCCATGGCGTTTTCTGGCAAACGGTCAAACCGCGATTTTTACTTCAGCTTTTCATCGGTCGTAGCCCGAGAAGCGCACATTACCGAATACCTCGCAAGCCTCAAGCGCCGCGCCGCCTGGAAGGTGGAAGCCAAAAAGCAACGAACTGAGGCCGGACAGGTGGGAGCCGCGAAGGCAATCCGCATCGAGCTCAAAGCCGCTTTCCCCTCGATCAAATTCCGCGTCACGTCAGAAAGCTACTCTATGGGCGATAATGTCAATATTTCGTGGACTGACGGCCCGACTTTGGAAAGCGTGGAGAAGATCACGAAAAAATATCAATACGGCCATTTCGACGGCATGGAGGATATATACGAGGACAGCAATGTTCGTAAAGATATCCCGCAATCAAAATTTGTTTTTGTAAATCGGAACATGAGCGAAGCAACCGAAGCCGTGCTCAAGGAAAAACTTGCGAAATATTGGGGCGTGGATATGAACGACGCTCGCGCGGTTGAGTCAAGGACGTGCCGCGAAGCACACGAGCTGATCCATCGGGAATTCCATAAAACAGACCTCAGCGCCGGCGAAGTGGCAAAAATATGAAAATGGAACTTCGCCGTGTTAGGGCTATTAGTTTATTCTGGAGCCATGTTGACAAGAAAAAACCTAATGAATGTTGGGTGTGGACTGGGTGCCTAACTGAAAAAGGATATGGCCATGTTCGTTTTCTTGGAAAAGATTGGAAAGCTTCTCGACTTGCGTGGATGCTAACAAAAGAAGATCCTGGTGCTTTTTATGTTTGTCATCATTGTGATAATCCAGCTTGTTGTAACCCTGAGCACCTATTTTTAGGTACAGCAAAAGATAACATACAGGATATGGTTAAAAAGGGGCGACACCCAAGAAATAAAACGGGTTATTTACCTTCTGGCAACAACCATCATTCCAGGCTTCATCCTGAAGTAATGGCTAGGGGCGAGCAAAATGGTGCCGCTGTTTTAACTGAAGCGAAGGTATTAGAAATATTAAGGCTACGAAGCGAGGGCATGAGTTTGCAATGTATGGCGCGGCGCTTTAATGTTTCAAAAGGGACTATTGTTTTTATTATTCAAAGAAAAACATGGCGGCATGTTTCTATTTCTAATGATGCTGGGCGGTTCGGGAAGTGCTGAAATGACGCACCTCAGTGATTCCGCTATCGTAACCGCTACCATGTCGGGGTTTCCTTGCGGCGGGTGGTATCCTGTCGCTTATGGCAAAGTCTTGCGCGATTGTCCATACGGTGAGATGATGAAACGGTACCCGACACCGCAAAAAGCGATTGATGCGGGTAAAAAAATACTGCTCAAAAGAGCAAAGGGGAGGACGCTGTGAAGTTAAAAGAGAAGCGGACACCGGAACAGAACAGGAAGGCGCTGGAACGGTCAATCCGAAAGTTTCGCGACTTTGACGGCAAGCGGGGCGAGGCATTGCGAAAAATAGCGCCTCAGGGAAATGGCGATCGTAGGGGTACGTTATGAACAGTAACCAGCTTGGCGCTTTGATTTTTCTTGCGGCTTTTATTCTCGCTGGCCTTGCGGAGGTGAAACTATGGCACAAAAAATAATTGTTTCGGAAGTGGTGAAGGGATCGACGGCGCTCATGGGCGAACGGTACGAATTTTCCACGGTGGCAAAGTTGTCGCGCTGGCTTTCCAGGACGTTCCCGCTTATGACATGGCGGGAATCGTCGATAGCGAAGCTGGCCGCGAAGGCGAAGGGGCTTGGGGTCAAGATCGAAGTTATAAAATAGCACCTCAGCGTTTTCTGTATCGCAAGCATTTTTCAAAAGGGGCATCCAATGAGCAAGAAGTCAGCAATATATCTTAATCCAATGCTATCGGCGCTTATCGAAAAATACCTTCCGCACTTTCCGGGGAAAGGCAATTCCTTCACCGTTACCGAACAGCTGGAAAGGTTTCACACTTTGCTTACCATTGAGCGCCGTTTTCTTGAAATGTATTTCACTACCGAAGAAATGGCGATCATGTTGGAAGCAACGAAAGACAGCGTATACCAAGCGGGGACGATACCTAGGGCGGTATGGTCAAATATGTTTCTATCCGGCGATGAAAAATACAAAGGCGTTGACAGAGTGCTTTTCTTGTCGAAGATCCAGGCGTTAAACCATGGCCAGCAGTTCGCGCTAGTGGACTGGCTGGAAGAACTGCGGGCGGTGAAACTTTCTAAGAAAGATTTGTATATTGTTTACGACGCTAATTTTAATGCTGATGCAGAAATTAAAAAAGATGTATTGCGAATGTTAAAAACAATACCTCAGTAGTTTCTGTATCGTCGGCCTCAGTGATTTTACTATCGCAAGCCTTGGGAGTTCCAGGGCTTTTTTATTAACATTGCGTAGTAGCCAAATCATGCGCAGGAGAAGCGAAGTTATGCCTCGCCGTCCGTTTTCACGTCCCCAGCCTCTTGCGCCCCGCCTTGCCACAATTTGCCCTGCTCCTGGGCAAATAGGGCGTCCCATGCGGCGCAAGCTTCTTGCCATCGCGGAACGATAGTCAGCGGTCGGTGAATATCTCGAAGCATTACCCCTGCCGATTCAAGTTCCTTCACTCTCACGGGCTCGGGATAGTCGATCATGGGTTTCACTTCTTCAAGTTCCGTCACGGTCATCCTTCTTGTAACAATCAGGGCAAAGCGTAGCCCCCTCGTCATCGGAGTACGAATCTTCTCCGTCAACGATCAATTTCCCGCACTGTTCGCATTTATCCAAAACAGGCATCCCGTCAACAGCGATAATATCGGCGGCAGTTGGAATATCCTCCAACGAATCACATTTACCACATATCATCCACTCGTATTTCATCCTTCCACCACCTTTTCGCCCGAAAGCTGGGAGAGAATAGACTTTATTTCCCGAACCTCGTCACCGCAAAACGGCGTCCCCTCAAGTGTGCAGACAGCCCTGATAAGATAGGGTTTGTAAAAAGCAAGCACCCTGTTTCTTTCCTCAACCTTTTCGCGGAGAGCGATTACCTCGTCGCGAAGGTCTTTAGTTTCCGATACGGTTGGCATATCGCCAGTCCCTTCGCAAAAGTGGCATTGCTCCTGTATGGGGCAGTATCCGGGGTTGCAGTTGCCTTCCTCGTCGTGCGCGTTGTTGTCCATGGAATGCTGTGCTGTCCATCCAACACCATTACAGGCTGGGCATTTCATTTCGTGGCCTCCCATGCGTCGAGAGCTTTGTTGACGGTAATGCCTACTCCGTCATATTTGTGATGGTTCATAGCAGGTTCACTTTTCACCGCCTCAAGCAATTCCTTCAACGCCTTGCCCATCTGCTCAATCAGCGCACCCCTTTGATCAGGTTTTGTTGCGGTAAACACTGGGCTTCCGTCCATATCAGCGCATCGATGATCGTCACCATAATGTCCTTCAAGGTCATGGCCACAATAAATGCATAAAATCGGCTTTTCGGGAGGGGACTGCGTGATGGCGAGGCGAAGTTCGTCAAATGCTTCTAATCGTCTTTTCTCAAGCACGGTTTCCGAGATGCGAAATGAATAATAGGTGTGCTCCCTTAACCATCCCACCACCCTCTCCGCACACTCAGCGCGGGCCTTCGCGGCAATGGAGGCGCGGTCGGACTCAATCATCTGCGTGATCTGGTCGAAAGCTGTCCATTCTTCGCCGTTGCGGATTGTTACTGTTCGCGTTATGTCGATATACGCGTGAGCGAGTTCCTTTGCATCCGGTATTCTTGTAAATTCAATGCTTTCCATGCTCATTCTCCCTTGATGACACAGGTCGCCGTCATCATCGCGCTGTCAGCGTTTGCAAAAACATTTCCGCAAGATTTACAGGTATATTGCACTTGTCCATGTCCACGCTTCGCTGTTGCGTTGCTAAGTTTTGCCGTCCAGCGATCTTCTGCGACAAGTATAAACTCAACCGAAGCTTTCCCGCACTTACAAACCTCTATGTCTTCCATGCTCATCCCTTCACTTTGTAGCCGTGCTTGGCGGCAATGTCGCTGATAAATGGGCATACAGCCCCTTGCTCAAACGATCTACCAGCATCATAAATCTCATCCAGCATCGCCCTCGGCACCCGCTTGGCAAAGGCGGCGAGCAGGGCGGCGGCTTGTTCTTTTGGCAAAAGATATTTGACAAAACTTGCCTGATCAACCGTTGCATAGCGCACCTTCTCAACCAGCTCCACCGCATCCTCCGGCACTTCGATGAGGATGTATGCTTTCATTCGGTGGCCTCCGCGATAATGGCGTCGATCTGCGCGACACTGTTTTTGTCCCATTCCTGTGTGCTGTCGCGCATGGTTTCGGCATACGCTTCCAACCATGGCAACGTTTTCTTGATCCATGCGTCTTTTCCCGCGATAACCATTTCTGCTTCCTTGAGCTGGTCAGCGAGCGTTGTACCGCCTTTCCACCCCATCGCCCTAATCGCTTGCTTGATCATCGTGTGCCTCCTAGAATGATCTGCACCCTCCGCCGACGCGGTAAGTTTCTTTCTCGTCGTCCGACAATTTGAAAAAGCCGTCGATGTGGTCATAGAACTTAGCGCCAGCCCTTGCCCGTGGTTCACCGTCTTTGCGTAGCGGCCAGCAGATGGTAGGGCCGTACTCGAACGTCATGCCGTTGTATTCGTAGATGCGCGGGCCACAGAGAAAGCCGTGAACTTCACTCATTTTGTGCCTCTTTTATCGTCTTTTTTCTCTTCGTTTTCCTTCATCGTTTTTTCAATATCTGTCATAAATTCCGACACCCATCCGTTTCCCATGATGTTTCCCACAAGGAAGCGGTCAAGGTTTTCACGATCTGCTGTCATCTTGTACCGCCAAGCTCATTCCAAGGATCACTAACAGGATTGCCGATTTTCAATATGGCGGGCTTTTTTTCGTTTTCTTCTTCGCTGAAAAGAACGTGTCTCCCATTGAAGTTTAGCAATGCCTTACCACATGGACCGTGCCTGTTTTTCGCCACATAGGCGGCCACCTGCCTATTATCCTTCCCTTCCTGCGGCGTTTCGGTAGCGTGAAGCATGATTACCCTGTCGGCGTCCTGCTCAATGGCTCCTGAATCACGAAGCACGCCCAAGGTAGGCTCCACCCCATCGGCCTCGCGGTTCATTTGAACAACCTCGACGATTACAATGCCAAGTTCCAAGGCAAGTAATTTCAGCGTCCGCGACACTTCCCCAATGCGCTCCCATCGAGGGATCTTCCCGCCAGATCCAAGGTCAATGAGGCCAAGATAATCAATGCACACAAGTTCTAGGCCATGCACGGCTTTCTCTCTGCGGATTCTTGACCGGATAAGCGGGAGGCTTTGCGCCCCGTCATAAATCGAAAGGGGTGCTAAATAAAGTCCGTTTGCCGCTTCATTTGACTTCTTCACTTCTTCGTCGCTAAGGTAGCCCCCGCGAATCGATGAGACCGTTGTCGCTCCTGTTTGAGCAACAAGCCTATCAAGCACCTCGTCGCGCCTCATTTCCATAGAAAAAAACGCAGATGGCTTTTTCTGTACCGTTGCGGAATGGCATACCATCTGTAGCGCGAGGGCCGTCTTTCCCGCCCCTGGCCGTCCGGCAATAACAATCACTTCACCAGACCGAATTTCGTTTATTAACGAATCAATGGGGCCAACCCCAAAGCGCACAAAGTTTCTGCTTCCGTCCCTTCGCTCTTTTACGCGGCCAGCGATTGTATCAAGATAGGGCAATATCACGTTATGCATCGTAGGAGATTCTGGCTCGGCTACGGCCTGCATCGCTGTAGTAATCGCGCCCATAACAGTATCGGCCACTTCGGCAGCGGTTTTTGTCGTATCCTTCACGGCCTCAAGTCCGACGGCAAGGGAGGAGGTTAAACCCTTTCGGCGCATTTTCTCCCGCAGTTGATCGGCGTAAAATCCGGCATTTGCCGAAGAAACGTACTCAATGCCCGCCACTGTCGCCACAAGGTCGCTTCGATTTCCCCGCGTCAACACGTCGCTTATAGAAACAAGGTCAGCTTTTATAAAATCATTTCGCGCCTTCTCGATGGCATTGAATATCACTCTATTGTCAGGACTCGTGAACATTGCTTCAGTGATAGCATAGTCATCGATGGTTGATGGCCGATTTAATACCTGGCCAAGCAAAACGCGCTCATAGTCGTTCATGCCTGAACCTCATAGTATTCCGCTATTCTTGAATCAAATCCGGCATACTGGCTCGCGTTACATTTGGGACACATCGTACCGCCAGCAGGAAGCGCTGTTTTACAGAATGGGCAAATTAATCCAGACTTGAATCCTATACGACTTTCGCGGGGCCTGGCCGCTTCGGGCTTCGGCGTGTAGTCTTCATAGCAGTTCAGGAAGGTGGAAGGAAGTTTGATATATTGCTGATCGGTGTGCTTTGCGGCTATTTGGTCTTTATAGACGGTGAGGGAAGACATAATAGCCTCAAGAGTAGCGCCGCGCTTTATTATGGCGTTGTAAGTTTTCTGTGCTTGCTTCTTTCCCTCTTGTTTAGGATAAGAGTCATAAAAAACAAGAAAGCCGTCTGAGTATTCAGGTTTTGTTTGCTGTTTCCCACACCCCTTCTTTTTAGAATCAAGATCAGAATCAAGATCAGAATCAAGATCAGAATCAGAATAGTTCTGAGGGTATGTATATCCTTCGATATGATATCTATATCCTATGGATACCATATATGTAATCATGTCATCAGATAGCGTCTTTAGGATGGCATTAATACCCTCTTTTATCTTCGATCTTGTCTCCGCTTTTTGATGCTGGGGCCACGAAGGTAATACGATGTATTCACTGTGTAAATATGCTTTTCCAGCCTTCTCAAATTTGCCTAAAATATGCCCTAATGTATCGGTATTAAATCCGGTATCAAAGCACATCCGGCGAACGGTGATTTTATAGACTCCAGCAATGTTGGTAAGTGGGTTTGTCATCAAATACAAATAGAGTAGTTTTTCCGATGGATCGAGCGTTTGTATCCACTCGTCATCCCAAAAACTTGTTGAAATATATCGCTGAGTCGCCATTGATCGCCCCTATTCCGTCAGCTCTGTTTTTTTATATGCCCTTCGTTGTTTATTATTCCTTTTCCTCGGTATCCCTGCTTCATCAATTATTTTATATAGCCTTACTGCGCATATACCATAATAATCAGCCACCTCGGAAACCTTCATAGTTTCGTATTGCTCGGAAAGTAAAGCTTTTGATATTACTATCTTTTCCATGTTAACCTCTTATTTTTTATAATATCCATGTTTTATTTTATTGTCAACGGCATTTTGTAAAAAACCGCTACCCAAGTATGTGCATCAATTTTTCTATATCTTGCCATTATAAAGCCTCTTTTCTTGCTATTTCTTTTTCAATAAGGTCAAGAACGTAATCGTTCGCCTTTATTTCTGTCCCCTCGCATAGCTTTGAAATTATCCCAATAGGCCAGGTAAAAGAGTAAAAACGGCGTCCCTCAAGAGCAAGAAGTTCGTCTTTTGTTGGTTTTCGTGTTTTTTTTCTTTCGGCAAGTCGGCGCTCAAATTTCTCTTTTGCTGCCGATGATTTTACTTTTAATACAATCTTTTTCTTTGGAAGATCCATAGACCCACCTAATAAAAAAAGCATTCTGGCTGTCCCCCTGGCGGGGTTCACGGTGTATAGGCACCGTTAGACAACCAAAATGCTCTCTAAGTTTCATCCCCTATAGGATAAATTTGTGGAACCGCCAGTATCCACGACAGATCATACTATACCACGACTTTTTAAAACACGCAAGCATTATTTTTCAATAAGGGATATCATCGTCAAACGTGTCCACGCTCTGCGCCTGCTGTTGCGCGGGTTGTTTTGCCACTTGTTGCCCTTGCGTCGCTCCTTGCCCCAGCAATCGTACGTTCTGCGCGTTTATAACGATCTTCTGCCTCGGCTGTCCGTCCTGTTCCCAGCGATCTTGACGAAGTTCACCTTCAACGCCGACTTGCTGGCCTTTCACGAGGTAGCGATTCACCGCTTCGGCGGCTTTTCCCCAATAATCTATGTCGAAAAAACTAGCTTCGTCTTTCCATTCGTCGCCCTGCTTGACGCTACGGTTTACGGCGAGGGAGAAGCGGGCAATGGGCATACCGGATTTTGTGTATTGCAAGGTGCTGTCTTTGGTAAGTCTCCCAACTAATACTATGACATTTATGTCTCTAGCCATTTGTTTCCTCCATTTCTTTCGTCTCATCCTCTTCTAAAACCTGCTCCACAATGGCATCGAGGTAGGCAGGGCCGTCATCATCATAACGCGGGGCTTCGGTCATTTGCTTGCCTCGATCTTTATTTTGCCCAAAGCGGGCGATACCGTAACGAACGGCTGCCGCGCGAAAGCCAGCGCCGCGTCAGGCGTACCGAACGACACCGCGCCGATACCGCCATGAAAGGCTATGGTGGCGATAAAAAACGTGCCGTTTTCTTCGGCAAGCACCTTGCCCATTATAAGCGACTGGCTTTCTTTCAGCGCCGCTATTTCGCGTTCGTGATGATTCTCAAGTTCTAAACAAAAACAAAGAATTATTAAAATATTGGCTATGATAAGTGCTATTGTTCGTTTCATCAGCTCCCCTCCTCTATCGATTTTTGGATCTTCGCGACGTGTTCAGCTTCCGCGATTGGCGAATTGCTGAGGCTCACTGCGGCATTACATTTCAAGCAACACGTCAGCCTCATGTTTTCAAAATGATGGATAATCTGAGCGCCGTACTTTCGCAGATTCTTTTTGCTTTGCGGCAAGATGTGGGCGAGCTGAGGCGTACCGTAGCGGGTGGCGGGAAAATGGCACACCTCGCACAAGCCCTGCGCTCGATCCCACACGATGCGGCGGGTCTCTTCAATGGCGTTAGAACGGCGCTCAGATGCGCTCATTATCGATTAGCCCTTGCGCGGTCTTCGGCGTGGTCGATGGCGTCAATAAGCTCATCCATAATAGACGCGGCGACCAGGTTGTCGGTACTGGGGCGCTGTATCGTTTTCAACTGCTCCACGTAGGCAAGCACCTTTTCAAAACTTCCCGCCATGGCGAGCTTCTTTTCGGCTTCTTCTTTTGCCCGCTGCTCGGCTGCTATTCTCGCGGCCTCTTCTCTCTTTGCCTTTTCTTCGGCTTCAATCTTTGCTTTGCGCTCTGCTTCTTCTTTGGCTATTCTTTCCTTTCTTTCGGCCTCGGCGGCATCGATTTTTGCCTGTAGCTCGCAGCGTTCTTTTTCTGACTTTTCGCGTTCCAGGCGAATAGCTTCTTCCTGTCGGCGTCGCTCGGCCTCTGCGGCTTCCTTTGCCTTGCGTTCTGCTTCTTCTCGGCGTTCGCGCTCGATACGTTCAGCCTTTTCCCTTGCAAGGCGTTCCGCTTCTGCAATAGCTCTCGCTTTTGCTTCTTCTTCATCGTGTCTTTTCTGTTCGGCTTTCATGGCGGCTTCGTGGGCTTCACGCTCCACCCTCTCGGCTTCTTCGCGGGCTTTGCGTTCCTTGGCTATGGCCTTTTCCCTGGCCTCCGCTTCTGCCTTGAGCCTGATATTTTCAGCGGCGATGCGGGCGCGTTCTTCTTGCTCTGCTTTTTCGCGGGCGATCCGTTCATCTTCGGCTTTCCGTTCGGCCTCTTTTCTGGCCTCGAACGCTATCCGCGAATTCTCGAGAAGTTGGTCAAAAGCGGCGTCGGGCATTTCTTGGAGGTTGTAGAACGATGCATCGACTTCGTAAGGTGCGAGCTTTTCGAGGCGGGCGGCCTGCAGCGCGGCTTTCCGTTCGGCTTCCTTGCGCTCAACGAATTTCTCTTTTTCCCATAGATCGTTTTCGAGCGGCGTCGTGATCCCGGCGATGAGGTTATAAAAAGCGTCGATGAGCTTGCCCTCTACCAGGATGTTTTCTTTAAGTTTCTTTTTCGTCTTCTCGGCGGCGACGCGGATATCTTTCAGCTCCATGCGCCCCTCGTGCGCCATTTTCATTTCGCGGACTTGCGAAGCGTCGGTTATGACGAGGGTTTTAACCATCGCCTCCCATTTTGCGGCCATTTTGAAATAGTTCTCGAAAGCCGAAAGCACCGATAGCGCCTTCGTTTTATCAACGCCGCTCTGTTCAACCAACACCGTCAACTCAGTGTTTTCCATCGTTTTCCTCCCTTAAATTTATGTCACTTGAATACATTTTCGTCGCCACCCCTTGCACGTATTCGGTTAACCATAACTGATTCATAGCCGCCCAGTAGTGAATATACTCGATGAGTTTTGCCGACTGCGCGGTGGATGAATCAGCCTCACTCATCGGTTCCAGCGCCTTCGTGATAGGATTCATTACCGCGCCGCCGAATACGTCTTTCTTTGCTTCCCAGAATCCCTCCTTCATCGCCATTATTTTTAAAGCGCGGCCAATTTCGTCGGGTGTATACGTTACATCGTCGTTGCTTAACTGCTCGGCTATGTCGGCGTAGTGGCCGTGAGTATGGCTATTTTCAGAGCGATAGCCTGTTGTCCTCGGTTTGTGCGGAGCGGAGACGCGGATTACTACCTCGTCATACCGCTCTGCCATTGCCGAAAGTTCGCCGTCATACATGGCCGGCGCACGTACTGATAGCGGCGTCGTTGAAAGTATGGCGGCTTTGAACTCGATCATGCGGGTACGTTACCGTTAAAAATAGCGTCAATCTGCGCTTCTGCCGATGCATCCATAGCGGGCGCGCGCTGTCGGGCTATAAGGTCGGTGAGTACCTCAAGCCAGATAATGCCTGTCCAGTGGTTTTTCCCGTCCTTGCCCATCTCCGACTTCCCGCCGTGCTTTGCAAATATCGCGTCACGCGTGGCTATGTCGATGTTTTCTGACTTGATAAGATCCAGGCTCCGCTGTCTTGCGCCTTCCTCGTTGGTTTTGCCGATAGGATGTTGATCGTCAAGAGGCTGTGTCGGTGGCGTTGTTTTTGGTGCGACGTTGTGACTATCAGCATCAGGGTCTTTCGCGTCCTCGGTCGGGATGGCGAGAAGTTGAAGCAAGGCATATTTGTGCGCGATGGCCATAGCCTTGTTGCTGGCCTTGTCGCCTGAATCCATGCCTTCACCGATCATGACGCTTTCGACATTGGAACCGTCGGCGGCGTAAAAGGTAAATTTGACGGTAAGGATGCGATAGATGAGCGTGCCGCCATTCGCGGTCTGGCGCTCTTCGCTTCGCTCCGCGAGTACTTGCGTTGTAGAAAAAACGCCGTGCTTTGCAAGAAGCGGGTGGAGGGAGTTGTAAACGTCATCGATGCCCCTGAAATTAAAGCCCTGGGACTGATTGCGCTTATCTTTTGCAATGGCATCCGAGTCAGCAAGTATCGCTATAATCTTTTCATGAATAAGAGCCATGTTTTACTCCTTGAAAAACTGATCGGCTACGCCAAGAAACACTTTGCGCGTGATGTCGATATCGGCGGCAGCGTCGTGAAGGTTGCCGTCTGTCGTGATGTGAAGATAGTCCGCGACAACTTCAAGGTTGAATCGTGGAAGCTCGGCGCGGTACTTTGCGAGAACAGCCCCGGCGATAGACATTACATCGATAGCGGGATTCCAGAACCATGAGCCGAAATACTTGTCGTTTTTGCGGGAGAAGAGGGTGCGTAAAAATCCTTCGTCAAATTTTACGTTATAGCCCACCATGAAGAATTTGTCCGTTTTGTCGTACTGATTCACGTAACGGGCCATGATGGTTTTGAGGGCAATGTAACCATCGTTAGAAGATGGATACGCCTCTATTTCTTTTCGAGTTTTTCCCTGGATGACGAGCGCCGATTCCTCGACTTCCTGCCCTTCGTCGGGACTCATTTTGATATCGAAGCGCTCTTTTTCTACGCCGTCGATAACAATGATTCCCGCCATCTGCGTAATAGCGTGGCGCTTTTCATCAAGTCCAGTTGTCTCTGAATCGTAATAAAATAGCTTCATGGTCAAACTCCTCCAATTTGCTTTGCGGCGATATTCTCGCTTCCATACTGAAATTCCGGGTACGGGTCGGGGCGCTCTGTGTACTTGCTTTCGCCTGGCTGTGGCGGGATGTGAACATATATGTATTTATAGTCCATGCCCTGTTCCTCAAGCTTTACGGAAGCGATGAGCGCCGCGGCGGTGCTTGTTTCTGCTTCGACCTGGAACGCGGGCAACCAGTCGCCGTTGGACAATTGGGGAATAATGGTGAATTTGCTTTCAGCATTTTCGCACCATTTTTCATAAACGTATTCGTACTTTATCCCCAACTCGTCAAACATTTTGCGGGCAATCTCTTTCGCGGCAACGCAAGATTCAGCCCTGATACGTCGAGCCGCCACTGATTCCCCGCGCCTGTCTTTGGCTATCACGGTACAAATAATCATGCTCTGTCCTGATCGATAAAGCGGTCGGTGTGAGGGTTCTCTATCTCGTCGCCCTGACCGAATATGTCTTCTTGGCATCCGTTATAAACTCGACGGACGATAGTTTTTGCCATTTCAAGGCCAACAATGACGCCTGATTTTTTTATGCCCATTTTGGCATTGAGCGCCGCCGTCTTTTTTTCTTCGGCAATTTGCTCGTTAATAGCGGCAATGTAGACGCCGGGGAGTACGTTCATTTGTTTGCCTCGATATATGCTTTTATTGCTTCTTCGACTTCATCCCAAGATATCCACTCGCGGAGGAGTTGTGATTGTGCGTCCCTAGCGGCGGCCCCAGCGGCGTCCCTAGCGGCGGCCCCAGCGGCGTCCCTAGCGGCGGCCCTAGCGGCGGCCCTAGCGGCGTCCCAAGCGGCGTCCCAAGCGGCGTCCCCAGCGTCCCCAGCGGCGTCCCCAGCGTCCCCAGCGGCGGCCCTAGCGGCGGCCCAAGCGGCGTCCCCAGCGTCCCCAGCGGCGTCCCAAGCGGCGTCCCAAGCGGCGTCCCCAGCGTCCCCAGCGGCGTCCCCAGCGTCCCCAGCGGCGTCCCTAGCGGCGGCCCAAGCGGCGTCCCCAGCGGCGGCCCCAG